ATGGAACCGAGAGGCAGCGACCTCGGCGATTTCAGCGAGCCGTACCGCGGCTTCGAGATCGAGGTGAAGACCGAGCAGGTCTGGGACGGCGAGCATGCGCACTACCGTGTGCTGCAGGGCGATGCCGTGCGGATCGACTGGCGGCTCGTCAAGGTCGACGGGCTACTGCTGACCGAACGGCGCGTGATCGAGCGCGTGCTCGATGCGGCACGGCAGGCGGTCGATGCGGAGCTGGGCGACGGGTAGCCTGCGTGCGGGGCAGGCATGCCCGATGATGCGTTAAAATACCGGGTTGTTTCCGCGCCGTCTGGCTTGTTGCCCGAAATCCATGTCCGTACCGTCCTCGCTTCCTCCTCGCCGCGTCTCCGTCGCGCCCATGCTCGACTGGACCGATCGCCATTGCCGGTCGTTCCACCGGACGCTGACGCGCGACACCTGGCTGTATACGGAGATGATCACGACGGGCGCGCTGCTGTTCGGCGATGCCCAGCGACATCTCGCGTTCACGCCGAACGAGTCGCCGGTCGCACTGCAACTGGGCGGTAGCGAGCGCGACGATCTCGCCCGCGCCGCGAAGCTCGGCGAGCAGTGGGGCTACGACGAAATCAACCTGAATTGCGGATGCCCGTCCGAGCGCGTGCAGCGCGGCGCGTTCGGCGCGTGCCTGATGAACGAGCCGCAGCTCGTCGCCGACTGCGTGAAGGCGATGCGCGATGCGGTGTCGGTGCCGGTCACGGTCAAGCATCGAATCGGTGTCGACGCGGTCGAGGACTACGCGTTCGTACGCGACTTCGTCGGCACGGTGGCCGACGCGGGCTGCGAAACGTTCGTCGTCCACGCGCGCAATGCGATCCTGAAGGGGCTGTCGCCGAAGGAGAATCGCGAGATTCCGCCGCTCAAGTACGACTATGCGTACCAGTTGAAGCGCGATTTCCCGTCACTCGAGATCGTCATCAACGGCGGCATCACGACGCTCGACGAGGTTGCGCAGCATCTCGAACATGTCGACGGCGTGATGCTCGGCCGCGAGGCGTATCACAACCCGTACGTGCTGGCGGAAGTCGATGCGCGCTTCTACGGATCGACCGCAGTGGTGCCGACGCGTGAAGAGGCGGAGGCGAAGCTGATCGAATATTGTGCGGCCGAACTGAAGCGCGGAACCTACCTCGGCGCGATCGTGCGGCACGCGCTCGGACTGTATCGCGGCATGCCCGGCGCTCGCGGCTGGCGTCGTGTGCTGTCCGACAACAAGAAGCTTGCGCGCGGCGATCTGGCCGTGTTCGACGAGGCACGCGCGCATCTGAACGAGGCAGAAGAAGTTTTTGAAAAAAAAGCTTTGCAAGATTCAAAAGTGTTCGTATAATCTTGTTCTTCGCTGCTGAGACGCAAAAGCAGCGAAGAACAAAAAGCAGTAACAGTGGTGGCTGTAGCTCAGTTGGTAGAGTCCAGGATTGTGATTCCTGTCGTCGTGGGTTCGAGTCCCATCAGCCACCCCAAAGAATTCTGAGCAGTATCAAGCAGTTAGAAACGGCACTGAGATTTTATCCAGTGCTGTTTTTGTTTTGGAATTCCACAAAATGGAATTTAAAGCGCCTTCCGCTTCACGATTTTGTTTCGATCGTAGACTCGCGCGGTAGTCGCAGGATTCGCGTGAAGATCCGGCAATGCGCCGCTCTCGCGCTTGAATTGCGTCGCGTAGTATGCGCGCAGGTCATGGAAGGTGAATCGGCTGGCAATGACCTTCGCCTCGATCGCCTCGTTCATCAACTTCCCCCAGAACCCTTTGAAGCCGTCGCGCGTGTAGTGCGTGCCGAACTTCGTCGTGAAGACGTAGAGGCACTCCTTATCGCCGCGCACGGCCTCCAGTCGATCGAGCAGTTCGGCAAGCGGCGGCGTGATTTCGATCTGCTCGATGACTTCGCCGCGCTTCTTGCCGCGCTGCTTCGCGCGTTTGATCCGAATGTGGCCGGCCGCGCGGTCGACCTGCGGCCACGACAGGTCGAGGAATTCGACCTTCCGATTACCTGCGAGCGCGGCATACTCCGCGGCCATCCCCATCATCGCGCGCTGGCCGCCTTGGGCCGCGAGCCATCCAGTGAACGCCCGCAGATCGTCCGGATCAGCGGTTTCCGTGCGAGGTTGCTCCTCGTTGCGCCGAACCTCTCGGCAAGGGTTCGTCTTTGCCTGTCCGAACTCGATCGCGAGGCCGATCAGATTCGAGAGCAGGGCGATCTCGCGGTTCGCTCGCACCGGCGCGTCCTTTCGTTCCTTGCGGAGATAGCGTGCGACATCCGGGGCTTCGATATCGGATGCGCGCGCATCCTTGAACCGGAGCAGCAGCGGGCCCGAGCACTGCGTGTAGTCCTTTCGCGTGTCAGGCGAGTAGCGTTTCCAGCGCTCAGTCTCCTGGAACTCCTCCCAGAGCTTTCCGATCGTCCCGGTGTCGCCGGCCGTGCCGATGATGTCGAGCACCTTGCGCACGGCCGCGACCTTGTCCATGCCGAGGCTGATCGGCTTGGCACCGACGGGGTGGTAGCGGTAGCTGATCCCCTTCTTCCGGGGGATCGCCTCCATGCGCGGCAGCAGTCCGTCGCGCAGGATGTTCTTCTTCCGTTTCATGCTGCGGTTTGCCAGTTGATAGTCGATTTGCGCTGCGGCGCTTCATCGCGGCGGTTCACTTGTTCCCATGTCAAAAGGGGATGGCCGTCTGCCTTCCGCGGCGCATCAATGCCGAGCGCCTTCTTGATCCAGCGCGCCTGCGCTGCCCCTTGCTTGAGGCCGCCCGTCAGCTCGACGAGCTCGTCGTTCGTCACGATGCTCATTTTCCCCTCGTAGCCATAGCAAGCTCGACACGGCGGTTGATCTCGCGATCGTATCCAGCGAGCGTGGATTGCAGGTTGGGTGCGAGACGCGGCCCGGCGGACGGCGTGTCGAGCGGCGCGCGCGGTGCGGCGACAGGCGTCAGCTCGTACGCCGTGTCCGTCGTGACGCGCCGATCGATCCGGATGCGGCCGGCGTAGAACAGCGTGTCGAGGAAGCACTGCACGAAGGCCGTCGACGTCTGGAGTTCAGTCGCTATCTGCCGCGCGGTGTGCGTGCCATTCGCGAGGACGCCGATCACGACAGCGCTGTTGATGCGGCGGCTGGTCATTGGCCTTCTCCTGCGCGAACGTTCAGGGCTGCTTCGATAGCGTCGCGGATGTCACAACGTTGCGGCGGCGATGCTTCGCCGCACGACCCAACGCACGGGCCAAGCGCTTCGATGGCAGCATCGACCATCGCCTCCGTCACCTCGGCACGCGGCTCCGGCTGCTGAGCGGCGAGGAGGGCAGCTTCGGCGTGTTCGAGGCGCTCCAGCAACGCGAGAATGGTCGCCGGGTTCGCGGCCCGAAAATATGCCTCGGCCGCACCAGGCGCGTTTCCGATTCCGTAAAACTGCACGCCGAGCGGTTCGCCGTCATAGTTTAGGAAATCGGCTTCTAGCTCGACGCTTCCTTCGCCGCTGCAGCATGGACATTCGATATACCGTCCGTCGTTGTAGTGGTCGATGGACTGAGCACTGTCGATGTCCTGCGGTGTTGCCGCAAGCGCGGCTTGCTTCAGCGCGTCGATTTTTTCGACCGTCAGCGTCTTATTCATGCTTGGCCTCGTCGTCCGTGACTTCATATTCCCAATGCCCGTTGTCATGCGTCGCGAGAAAGTCCTCGGCGACCAGTTCAGCGCACACATCGTCGTAATCTTCGGGCCGCTTGACGCGGATCACGATGTATTCCGGATGGCTCATTGCTTGTCTCCATCGAGAAGGGCGCGGTAGTCGTCGCAGAGCGATTTGACCGAAGCCAGATAACCGTCGCTGTTCCATTCGGCATTGGCGTGCCGCGACGCAAGGTCGTACCACTGCTCGTCCGTCATCTCCTGCCGAGTGGCGACCTGCGCGGGCGGGGCGGTGTATAGCGCGCGCACTTCGCAACGCGGGCCATTGTCGTAACCCGCATAGCGCCCGGTCGCGAGCGTCGCGTCGTGCAACTCCTTCGTGCAGTTCTCCCGTTGGATCGGAGCGCCCGTAGGGCTGATCTCCGTGCGCCGCACTTGCCACGCCACCGCCTCTTGCCCCGCTGCCGCTGCGGTCGATTCGTTGTGGTGCCACAGGAATGCGCAGTACGCAGCAACGTCGCGCGGATCACCCTTCTGGATATGGCGCATCAACTCGGCGCGGCACTCGTCCGCCCAGTCGTCGCGCATCCAGTTGTCCGAGTAGCCGTACTTCCGCTGCGCGGACAGCAACTTGTTGCCGAGCGCATGGGCGAATCGGCGCACAAGCTTTGCGGTGTCGTGATGCAGTTCGGCCGGAATCGTGGGCTCCGCTGCGGGCTGCGATGCTGCCGCGCCCGTATCTGGGGCATGTACAAGACACGGCTTCACGCCATTGACGTATCCGCAAGTTCCGTCGGGATTCCCAAGATCTTCCTGACAAATGCATGGACCGCGCTCGTCTGCCGGCGCTGCCGCTGCCTCTGCGGAGGGAGCGGAGCGAGGCTCGCCGTCGAGGATGATCAGCGCATCCTCGATCGCGGTGTTGTAGCCGAAGCGGTACTGCGATTCCGGTTCGTCGATCGGCCCGAGTTCGCCCGGCGGATTCGGCTGAATCAAGGCGGCGATCTTCTCGGCCGCTCCCGCCACTTCAGTGCGAGGGGCGCGGGACAGTGCAATGCGTGCTTCTTTCCAACCCTCGCGGAATCCCCAAGCCCAATATTCGTCAACGCCTTGGCCTACTTCGGCATCGAGCTTGCGGAGCGCGGCCTCGCAATCAGCATCTCGCGGCGTGTCGTCGTTCACATGGCGCTTTACTTCCACCTCCGCCCCATTGCCCGTACCTTCGAGCGGGGCGGGGTCCGTCACGTCGTGCAGCCGCTGCTTCAATTCGTCAACCATGTTGCGGTAACGCTGCACCGATGCTTCCAGCCGTTCTACCTTCGCGCGCATATCTTCGAGAAGCTCTCGCCCCGCGTTGAGCCCGTCGTCGTAACCTTCGGAGTAGTCGAGTGACCGCTCGGCCGGCGCTGCTTCGTGCTGCTCGAGAGGGGATGCGGTAAGGATGGCGCGGAGTTGTTCGGCATGGTCGATCCATGCGGCGAGGTAATCTGCATCGGCGCACGAGCCACAAATCATCGCGCCGTCGTGCGGTCGAATATGGCTGCGCTTGTTGCAGTGGTCACATTCTCCGAACCGCACGGCGGCGGCGTCGTATTCAGGGCACACGGGCGCAGCAGGAAGCGCATCAGCGCGGCTATTGTCGGTGGTGGTCATGGTGGTCCTCAGATAGTCAGGATGTCTTGCGCGGCGAGGATGAATTGCGTGGCCGCTTCGGCGTTGATCGCGTTGCCATATCCTCGGAGTCGTCCTGTACGGCTGCCCCGGTCTTTGCGCGGGAGAAGCGCGGCGAGGCGTTCTTGATCGGCGCGCACTCGTCCCACGCCGCCGGCAGACCCATCAACCAGCGGGAATGTGCCGGGTTCAACTGGCCGCCACTTTCCATCCCGGCAGAGGAGCCAGTCAGCATCGCGCCAGAAGCCGTTAGTCGGGCCGGCTGGCTCGATTCGCTCGAAGCCGTCAGGCAAGCCATCGCCGCCAGATCTGGCCCATGCGATCGCATCGCTTCGCGAATGCCGCCCTCCGTCGATCGCACGCCCTTGTCCGCGAGCGCTGCGGTCGGCGTGGGCCAACCGGCCAGCTTCACCATGTTCGGCAGTTCGGTCTTGCCGACGCCGGCCGATCCGCGCGCGTCGCTCGCGAGCGGCGTAGGCCATCCAGTACGCCCGGTCCCGGATATGCGGGGAGCCGACGCTCGCAGACGGAAACGGGACACACCCGAAGGGGTAGTCCAGCGCTTCCATGTCAGCGTGTACAAGGTCGATCCAAGGCTCGACAGCCGAGCTCGCAACCTGCTCTCCAAAGATAACTGGAGGGCGGCACTCGCTGATGAGCCAGTACCATGCAGGCCACAGGTGCCGCTCGTCATCAAACCCAGCTCCTTTGCCTGCCGCGGAGAAAGGTTGGCACGGACAGGAACCGGTCCAAACAGGTCGATCGTCGGGCCAGCCGGCTCGTCGAAGAGCGTGCGACCAGACTCCGATTCCGGCGAAGAAATGGCACTGATCGTAGGCTCGCAGGTCATCAGGTCGGACATCCTCAATGCTCCGTTCGTCGACGTCTCCGGGTGCGATATGTCCGGCGGCGATCAGGTTGCGCATCCACTGCGCGGCGTATGGGTCGTGCTCGTTGTAGTACGCAGGCACGTCATCCTCAATCAGTAGAACAGCATCAATGTCGGGTTACGCGGCGCGCAGGCGGAGCCGGGTTTCGTATGCGGCGACAAGCCTGGAGAACTCGACTAGATCGGCCTCCAATCGCTCGATGAAAGCGTCGTCACGTCGAACCTCGATCAACGTGAACTGACGGCCCACAAGGGCAAGAGCAGGGCAGTACAGCCCGACGTGCCACCACTTCGCACCGCAAAGCCACATGCAGCCCTGCGCCTGTTCCATCACATCGCTCGCATCGTTATCGAGCAACATCGGGCGCAGCTTGTCGGGAGCGATGAAGCACTTATATTCGCTGCCGCCGTCGGGATCGATCAGGCCATCAGCACTCGCACCGAACAGCCCGTCGTCAGTCACGACGAATCCGGCGCGCTTCACGAACAGTCCCGTGAGAGCTTCGTGCTCCATGCGCGCTTCAGGCTCAAGCTCATGGCCGCGCTTCATCTGCCACGTCTCAAAACCTTCGTCGAGCGGCTGACCGCTGATACGTTCGACTGCCAGACGGAATGCATAGTCCTTCGCCTCAGACGAGTAATCACCCTTGTTCGGGCCAACCTTGAGACGTTTTCTCGCAGCACCGAACATGCTGGCTGTGATGACACCGGCGCGAGCTCGATGCCACTCGTCGCTGCCTTGGGCGCATTCAATGACTTGCATCATTGCCCCCTTGTTCAGCCGCCATCTGACGCCGGAAATCCTCTTCGAGCTCGTCATCGGCGCCGGGCTCTCGCTGTGCCGGTTCGGTGGGAGTTACATCCTGAGCGTTGTTCCGCTGCTCGGCGCGGCGCTTAATTTCTTCGCCACGAACGGCGACGGTCTGCTTGAATACTTCGTAAGCCTGCATATCCTTCGTCGGCCGGATGACGGCCAAGCCGTCCTGCCAAATCTTCGCGAGAGATTCAGCTGTTCGAGCAGCCTTGGCCTTGTCGACCCATGCCTTCAGCACGTCGGGATCGCAATAGTTCGGACGTTCGTTGGCGAAGTTGATGCCTTCGCCAGCATCGGTATTCAGGTGATGGACCGCAGCATCGAGTCGATCCGTCTTCGGCCATGTCTTGTAGGCTCGTTTGATGACGGTCTTCTTCGCCATTTCGTTGAAGTCCGTCTTCCACGGACCGGTATCTTTCTTGCCGGTCTCCGATCTCGCCTTGATCGCCAGAACCTCAGCGATCGTCATCGTGTCGGTCAGGTAGTCGCCGGATGCAGTCTTCACGACGACATAGACGCCAACGACTGCGCCGCGCGTCTTGCTGAACGGTGCGAAGTCGTGCAGTGGCGCTTGGTCGAATCCGCGCAGAGTGAAGTTGTCCTCCTCGCACACCACCTCGGCCTGCCCCCACTGGATAGATCCTGATGCAATTGCCAGATCCAACAGACCCATGTAGCTGATGTCGAGGCACACTTTCCCGCCACGCGGCACAAGGTATGCCTGTTTCTTAGCAGGGTTGAGGCTGATGCCGATCGCTGAAACGTTCGTCACCGCTGCAACCATCGAGGCGCGATCTTTCTCGGCAACACTGAGCAAGTACGAATTGCCTTGCAAGATCTGCACAGCGAAGCCGGCTTCGCGATCGAAGTTAATCGAGCGATCGACCGTAACGCGTTCGAAGTTTTCACGGACGCCGTAAATTTCATTGGTGACGGCGATGAGGGCATTGCTCATGCGAACCTCGCATTGATCGTGGTGATGGACGTTCCGTCCTGGTTGAGGAAAGCGATCGTGACCATGCATGCCGCTGCGATCACGATCGCGACGATGATTCCCGCGACCGGGCTGCGTTCGAACAGACGGTCGAGGGCGTCGCAGAGGTAGGTGATCGGGTTCATGCTTCGCCTTGGGATTTGGCAAGAGCGGCACGCGCAGCCTCGAACGCATTGGCCAGTTCGTCGACGTGATGCTTCGAGACTTCGAGCGCGCTGTAATCGTTCAGACGAAAATGTGCGTCGTACATATCGACCAGCTTCTGCGCCGTAGCGAGCAATTCCGGCGCGGCAGCGATGAGGCGTGCATTGGCTTCTTGAATGCGCACACGTTCACCAGAGCACGTCTCAGCGATCACCGTCGCGACGTCGGAATAGTTCGGCGTGTACGGCGCACCGTCCTGTTGCGAAACATAGAATCGTGTGTCGCCGAATTCGTCCCACCGCGAAAACTTCCATTGGCCGGGAGTGTGCTGCGCGTTGGTCATTTTGCGAGTCCTGAAAGAAGTTCATAAGCCGGCGCAACGCCCGACGCGATAAGCCACAGCGCGCCGAGCACCGCGAGCGGGAACCAGTCGGGGAGGCGGGTGAGAGGGGCGCGCATCATGCCTTCTTCGCCAGTTCGGCGCGATCGGAGTCGCTGTAGAAGTCGTCCGAGTGGTACTCGTTGCCGTTCGCGTCGCGAAAGAAATAGACGTCGCTGATGTGCAGGACATCGAGTTTCCCGCAGACATCGATGCGAAGAAGCCCGGTCTGCACGTCGATGTCATTCACAGGCCACCACCACCTGTCACCGCTGCCGTACTGCCGAGCGAGCAACGGCTGCGGCAGACTGTTGATGAACTCCATGTCGAGCAGGTCGTCGCCGTTCTCATTGGTGCTCATCGCGCACCTCCCGCAATCGTCACGTGCCGCACCGGCTCCGGCGCAGCCTTGCGGCCGGCCTTGATCAGCGCTGCGTCGATGGCGAGTCGTACGCCGGAGGTCAGCAGGATCGTTCCCGCGTCAGCGTCGGCCGCGATGATTTCGAGGATCTCGGCCATGTCGGGCGATGCCTGCGCGAGCGTCAGGTTTTGCTTTCCGACCTCATCCCATGCGTAGTGATCAAGGTCGTACCCCTGCTCGTGGATTTCCGCTGCATCCGAATTGAGCGTGTCGAATAGAACGCGCCCCTTCGCGTCATAGACGGCATACGACTTGAAGCCCGTCGACGTGTCCGGACCGCCGTCACCGTATTCCCCGCAGTTGTCGATCGTGTCGATTTCCCACGGCCCCGGCGTGTGCTTGATCTCGTTCATGCCGCACCTCGGGCGCGGAGCATGGCATCGGCGTACTCGTATGCGAGATCGCAGCGAATCTCGACGTCGGAACGAAGCTTTGGCTTGTGGGCGTCGTTGTACGGATTCCGGTTCTGGTCATATCGACGTTCGCAGTCCATACGCTCCTTGGTCGGTTCCGGAGCCCGGATCGCGAAGTAGTCGCGGAGCGTCATGCCTTCGTGAATGTCGGCCGACTGCTCGGCCTGATCCGGGCCCGGAAACGCCGGGCCGCCGTCGTTGATCTTTTCCATGTGGTCCCTCGGTGTGGTGTGATTGGCAGCCGTAGCGGGCGCGGTTGGTCAGACTGCCTTTTCGACGATCTCGGCAAGTGCGCGAAGGAGCTTCATCGCGTCGAATCGGTCGTCCGATGCTGCATAGGTGTCCGACATGGAGTCGAATCGATCAGCCAGTTCGCGGGCTTGCTTCACTAGTTGTTCGTTTTGCACGGTCTTTCTCCTGTAGCGGGAACGGTTGTTAGAACTGGTTGCGCGCCTTGCGCCGAACATCGGCGGCCTGCTCGCGCTTCGTGCGCTTGTCGGCGTGTTCAAGTCGGTCGAACGCATCGAGTACCGTGTCACGGTGCTTGCGCTGCTCGGCCGCCTTGCGAGCGGCCTTCATGGCGATCACCTTCATGCGTACAACTCGCGGTGAAGTTGCATCCATTCCGGAGAAAGCTTGGCGACCTGCTTCTCAGCCCACTCGCGAACCGATTTTTCGGCCCAGCGAGGACGGCGCGGGTTGTGCTTGTACGGGCCAAGACCGCAGCTCAGCTTGTTGTTCACGTAGCTGGCTCGGTACACGACGCCTTGAACTTCAACAACTGCGGCCCATTGGCTGCCGTCTTGCTCAAGCGTTTCGGTGATGACGTTCATGTCGTCGTTTCCCTTCGTGTTGCGTTGGTCAGTGCGCGGCTCAGCCGCGGTGGTGGTCGTCGTTCTCGATGTCCTTCATCGCGGTGCGGATGCGATCGACTACCTCGTAGCCGATGCCGAACGCGAAGAACAGGCCGAGGCCGATCAGGACGGTTTTGATGAAGAGCTGCATGTCAGGCCTCGTCCCAGAGGCGAACAGCGCGGCGCCCGATGTGGTCGCGGCAGAGGCTGAAGCCCTCATTCCCCGAGCCGAACGTCTGGCCGCATTGCGAGCAGCTGACGTTCTTGAACTTCGGGGCGCTCGGCTTGCGAAGCTTCGCGAGAATTTCGTCTCGCAATACCTTGCGAGCGTCGAGCAAGATCTCGCACGCTGAGTAGTAGTCGCCACGATCAAGGGCCAGCATGATTGCCCGACCCTGAGCGCAGTCGATCGGCAGCTTGTCGAACTGGTCGATCACCGCGTCATCGGCTTTGCTGCCGAGGTCGTACTCGGCGAGCGCCGCATCGTCCGCCTGCTGCAGCTGCCGATCCGACCAGAAGTCGGCCGCGCGTTCGGTGGTGGTGGGCCGCAACATCTCAGACCCCCACGTGCACAAACGAGCCAGCGACGAACGCCTCGCCGGTCGCGTCGAACAGCGCGCGGCACATCGCGTTCTGCATGCGCGCGCCGCTGTCGTCGAACGCGACGGCCAGACGTGCGCCGTTCGCCAAGATTCGCTGCTTCAGCTCGAACGCGAAGACGTCAGCAGCCGACGGCAGCGCGCGCGGGGTGATCGGGTGGTGGTGGAGCATGGTGGCCTCGGTGTCGGAGGTGACGTTGAGGCAATTATACGAAAGCGTATTGGATAGTCAATACGAAAGCGTATAAATTTTGGCAAAAAAAATCCCGCTCGCCGCGGGACTGTTGAATCTGAGTCGAATGATGTGTGCGTCAGGAGCGACAGGGAAAGGCGGTGACAAAGACTCCCCAGACGATTTGTGCGCCTGGCTCAGTTCTGTCTTCAGGGTGCTTCTCAAGTTCTCGACGCACGATGTCAACGATCTGTTGCCCCGTCTGCCCATTCGGGCGACAGGCGTGTTTCATTGGGCTTGCGGGAGCTCCTTTCGCAACAAGGAATTTCTCTGCCTCCCCTGAGAAATGATCCTGATCGAGGACCCCTTGGACATATCCCAGCGCCCTCATTTGAATCATAGGATCCGGTGAAGTTAGCCACCCGTAAAGTTCGTTTCCATCAGCTGCGACGGCTTGCGCACATGCAGTCGCCATCATCGCCGCAACAAGCAGGCGCCTCATTGCATTATTCCCCTTTTTTGTTGTGGATCCCGCAAGCATAGAGATGCGCGATCACCGTTTTCTATAGCGCCTGTGCTCGACCATCACGCCAATGATATTCACTCGGCGCTGCTCACTACTGATAGTGGGGTAATCCGGGTTCATGGGAACCAGTTCGAAGACTTCTTCGCCGGCATCGTTTCTGCCTCGCGCTCGGTAACGTTTAAATGTCGCAATTTCCTCTCCAGTAGCAGCTACGACATAGTCGCCTGGTCGCGGATGCAAGTTCGGGTCGACAATTACTCGATCGCCCGGACTAAATTCGGGAGTCATCGAGTCGTCTTCGACCTCGATCGCAAAGGCGCCTTCGGAAAGATCGAGATCTGTCAACAGGAAATCGGATGCCCCGTGCCTCGAAGATGAGCCAACAGCTTCAGTCATTTTTACCGCCTCCCGGCTATTCAGTAGGGGGATGCGCCTCGTCCCGATCGCCGCGGGACGAATGTTGGATTCTGACTGAATCTTTCTCAGATCGATATACCGAAGATCATTGATTGATACGCCGAAATAATCGGCTATAGGCCGCAGCGTCGGGTCCCTGGGGGTCTGGCTCTCGCCGATCAAGATGCGATGAATCGTAGGCTGTGGAGGCCGGTTGTTAAGCGCCTCAGCGAGCGAATTCCCGTTGAGGCCGCGGCGGTCCATCAGCCACTGCAAATTTGAGGCGAGCAAGGTGGGGTCAGCGGTCATGCCCGGAAAAATACGTATTTGCATAGATTCCCACAAGCCTCTATACGAAATAGATTTACTTCAATACGAAAACGTATAAAATACGCTCCAACAGACCACGGAGCGTCCTATGAAGCCCGCCAAGCAACTGGTCGACGAGCTGACGGCAGATGGCGTAAGCCAGAGCAAGATCGGTGCGGCGACCAGCATCCCCCAAGCCACAATCAGCCGCATCCAGTCCGGCCAGATCGCCGATACCAAGGCCTCCTACTGGAACCGTATTGCGGCGTTCCATGCGCAGCACTTCAGTGCGAAATCTGCGGAACGCTCAAGCGAGGTGCCCGCATGAAACTCCGCGCCTAACAACGCTAGCCGGGCGATACCCGGCTTTTATTTCGAGCCCGGGCCAACTGGGTAAGCAAGTGGGTAATCAACTGGGTAACGATTGATTTTTCGTATGAACCAGACCGAATTCAGGATGTTTGCGCCGTGGGTACAGGCCGCGACGCTGCCGGATCAGGAGATCGAGTCGATGACGTTTGAGGCGTGCCTCGAGCGTGCGCTTGAGCTCGGCCTGCGCCGGTTCGACCGCAAGACGCTCGCGCGCAACTGCGACATCCACTATCCGCATTTCGCTGATCTGATCGCCGGTCGCCGCCCGTTCCCTGCGACGAAGCTTGATCGCTTTTGTATGTTCACGGGCTGCGACTACCCGCGACAGTGGCTCGCGGTGCAGGAGCGGCGTGCCGTCGAGGAATATCGCCGGCTCAGTCAGCAGGCGATCGGCGAGTTCGTCCAGCAAGCATTCGCGCAGCGGGGTGCTGCATGAAGCTCACACCCCGCGATGTCGGCAAATTGTTCATCCGGAAGCTCGGCCGACCGATGGAGTACCTCGGCGAAGACGATGGCCGGTTCCTGTTCGTGTTCCGCGACCCACCGCGCGATCGACTCGCGTACCGCGCGGACGACCTCTGGATGATCGAGCGGCAACAGCCCGAAGCGGCCCCAGTGCGCAAGGAGAACGCCCGTGATTGATCTCTGGATCGACGCCTGGATGGCGTCCGTCATCTGGTTCGCGTTTGGTGGTGCGTGGAGGTGGTGCTGATGGACCTCCCGAATAACCTCACCGGTAAGCCGGAAGGATTTCGCTTCGCCGACCAGTTCTTGGGCGACATGCTTCGCTCCCTCGAATTGCAGGCGCAAATGCGTCCTGTGCGCGGCAACTGGACTGACTGGTTCTCGGCACTCCGCCACAACTATCGGCTTTATGCCGCTGCAGTAGAGCGCGGGGAGGAATCGTGGGCGCCCCCGTGCGATCCATACGTCATTGCCGATTGGGCCGCTCTCTTTACCCCCATCGAAGCCGCCATCTGGAGCGACATCCGATGTTACGGGCTGCCGTTTTGGCCGCAGTTTCCCGTTGGCCGTTTCGTTGTCGACTTCGCCGATCCAGTTCGAAAGATCGCGCTCGAGTGCGACGGCGCGGCATTTCATGATCGCGCGAAAGACGCTCGGCGCGACGCGATCCTCGCTGACATGGGATGGAAGACGTACCGCATCCCGGGCCGTGACTGCTTCGAAGAAACCGTGGTGCTGCGTCAACTCGACGGCACTTGCATCAAGCTGGAGGACCTCCGTGCGTGAATACGGAAAGATCCACTCGTCGTTCTGGACGAGCCAGGATATTCGGTCGATGACAGAAGACGGCCGTACGCTCGCGGCCTACCTTCTGACAAGCCCACATTCGAACATGCTGGGGTGCTTTCGCATTCCTCCCGCATACGTTTCTGATGACCTCAAATGGCCTTTGCAAAGGGTTATGGAAGGGTTTGCCGAACTGTATCGAAAGGGTTGGGCGACCCTTTCCGAAGGGTCAAATTGGCTAGTTATCCACAAGTTTTTGAAGTGGAATCAGCCCGAAAACCCGAACGTCGTCAAAGCAGCCGAGAAGCTGTTCGATCAGATCCCGAACGATTGCGGCGCAAAGCCTTTACTGGCTTGGGCTATCGCCGAATTTGAGCCCAGGTTCAGCGCCGAAAAACTGGCCAAATTCAAACCCTTTGCAAACCCTTTCGATACCAGTCGCAAAGCCTATCGAAAACCAGAGCCTGAACCAGAACCACAGCCAGAGCCAGAGCCAGAGAGTGAGCCAACAACACTGTCGCTCTCGCTTGAAGGCGGCGAAGCTGACGCCGAAGAAATCGACGAGGTCGCCGAGATTTTTGGCTACTGGCAACGCGTCATGGATTCGCCTCGATCGCAACTCGACGACAAGCGTCGCAAGGCGATCAGGGACGCGCTTGGCATGGGCTATTCGCCACGCGACCTCTGCCGTGCAATCCGCGGATGCAGCCTCACGCCGCACAACATGGGCCAGAACGACCGGAGCCAGAAGTACAACGGCTTGGCGCTGATCCTGCGTAGCGCCGATCAGATCGACCGATTCATCGCCAACGACGTGACGCCGCCGCGCCCGCAGGTCGGCCCCGCGAACGGCGTGGCCGCCCAAAACGACGCGCTCGTCGCCGCGTATCTCGCGCGTGATGCTGGCGCCCCCGCCGACCCGATGACCTTTGACATGGAGCGCTGACATGCGACCCACCGACAAGCCCGAGTTCGTGAAGCTGCTGAACCTCTGCTACTCGACGCTGCTCAAGCCGCTGCCGCCGTTCGAATCGATCGACCTCTGGCTCACGGTGCTCGAGCCGTACTCGATCGAGCAGGTGCGCGGAGCGCTGTCGGCGCATATGCGCGAGAGCAAGTTCCCGCCGATGCCTGCCGACGTGGTGTTGCGCCTGCCGCGCGAGTCCGACGGCCGCCCCGATGCCAACGAAGCATGGGCTATCGCGCTGCGCAGCCGCGACGAGCGAGATACGGTCGTCTGGACGCAGGAGTGCGCCGAGGCATTTTCGGTCGCTACCTCGGTGCTCGACGGGGGCGACGAGGTGGGCGCGCGCATGGCGTTCAAGGCTGCCTACGAGCGGATCGTCGAACGGAACCGCGCCAATAGCGCGCCGGCGCAATGGCTGACGTCGCTCGGTTATGACCCTGAGCTTCGCGAAAGAGCTGTCGCGGATGCGGTCCGTGCCGGGCGGCTGACGCTGACGCATGCTCAGGCGATTGTTCCGGCGCTGGCGGCTCCAGACGAGCCGTTCGATGCCGCAGTGGCCGAAAGCAATCTCGCGCGCTTGCGCGCAATGGTCGGCGGAATCCCGAGTGCTCGCGAAAGGCTCGCGCAGAAGATGGCCGAGAACGCAAAGGTGCTCCGCGAAAACCTTGAAACGGCGAAGCGTGCTTCTGCTCGGCGCGTTGCCGAATACGAGGGAGCGCGAGCATGAACGCATCCACTACGCCCGCGCGCGAACTGCTGCCGTGCCCGTTCTGCGGGTTGAAGGCGCGCTTGTTCCCGATGTGGACAGACGGCTTTGCGGTCGCATGCCTCCATTGCGAGGCCGAAGGGCCGATGCGGCGCACGGGCACCGAAGCAATCGAAGCCTGGAACCTCCGCGCGCCGATTCACGCCAGCGATTGCGCAGTCCACAACGAGCCTGCATATCCGAACGGCCCGTGCGATTGCGGAGCCATCCTTCCGCCCCAAAAGCAGGAGGGCGCATGCTGATCCTCGGAATCGACCCGGGCATTTCCGGCGCGCTCGCCGCGCTCGACCACAACGGCGCACTGCGCATCGCGGACATGCCGACGCGCAAGAAGCAGGGCACGGGCAAGGTGCGCAACGAGGTTGACCCGCATGTGCTGCAGCGCACGTTGCGCGACCTGATCCCCGCGAGCGACAGCGTGATCGTCGTCATGGAAGCGCTGAACACCTTCGCGGGCGGATCCGTGCAGACCATGGCATCCCTCGAAGCGACAAAGGCAGTGATCATGACCGTGTGCGAGCTGACGGGCTACGCGGTCGAGGTCGTCGCGCCGCGCACGTGGCAGGGCTTCTACGGCATCAAGCGCACCGAGACCGAGGACACGAAGCGCCAAAGCTTGCGCATCGCGCGCGAGCTGTACGGACAGGCGTTCTGCCCTCTGGCTAAACACGACGGCCGCGCCGACGCGATCCTGATCGCGCGATGGGCGCAAAGGCATCTGACATGAGCGTCGTTCGAATCATCAAAGGTTTCTGCGCTCCGGCCTCCCCGAGCTATGCCGAGCGCGTGGCCCCGACTCTCGCGAGGGTCGATGCGCTGCTGATGCCACTTCGAATCGCGGAGGATCGGTATCAGCGAAAGATGGCCGCTGACATTCCGCATATCGATCGTCATCGTGGGCTCTATCGCTGCGTAGGTCGAGGCGCGGCCTGCAGAGGGCAAACCGCAGTGCTCGCGTTCGAAGCGTGGGAGCGGCGTGTGCTGAAGCTCAAAGAGTGGGGCGATCGATGAACCTCGTCCAACTCGCCGGCATGCTCCCGCGCGATCCGCAGTTCCGCGCCTGGGTCGCGCAATGGATGGTACCGCCGCGCGAAGTCGACGTCGACACGGCGGCCGATTTCATCCGCACGATATGCGAGATCGACAGCCGCCGCGAGCTCGCGACCGACGCTCAGGCGCAGCAACGCTTCCACCAGTTCCTGCGCCGGCCGTTCATCGACTGGCGCGACAACCAGCAGCACAACCGGAGAGCAGCATGAATTTCGTCATCAATGCCTTCATCGCGGCCCTGCTGTGGGCTGCGGCCACCTTCCAGTCGGATGCCTCACTGAGTGTAGCCGTCGGCTATCTCTGGTTCGTGACCGCGCTGACCTGGTTCGTTTTGCTCGGCTCGCTGCTCGACAAGAAGCCGATCGAGAAGAATCCGATCCGGCTTCGTAGCGTGACTTCGATGCTGATGACGTGCGCGATCGCTTTCGTGCTCGCGGTGTACTTCGACCGCGTCTGGCTGCCCGCCATGATGGTTATCGGGCACATCTTCGTAATCGCCGTGCGCAGCGCCAAATTCGACGCGCAGCGATCGGCATTCTGAGCACCACGCTACGCCGATGCGCACTCGGCCGCTGGCTCGTGCGAGACGGGCGATTCCCCACATGATCCGGAGCCATTCATGCCAGCTGTCAGCATCGCCCTCATGGCATCGACGCAATCAAGCATTGCTGCAGCCAACGCAGCTCGCGCAGAAGCGGAGGCGCATACCGCGCGCTGTATCGCCGACATCACCTCGTACAACCAGACGACGGCAGATGTGGCGCGTTCACAGTCATATGCCGAATGCGTGCTATACCTGCATCCGAACGTGACGCCAAGCGAAGTTCTTGCGATGAAGATCGGGATTCTCACGTTGCTCGTTGTGCTGGTGGTCGGAATCGCAATCGGGGCTCACAAAGGACGTCAGGATTACTGCACGGGACCATGGATAGGGGCGTTCTTCGGAGGATGTCTGGCTGGTTGCGCATGGTTAGGTGGCGTTTTGCTTTTCGCCGCATTCGCATTCCTCGTTTCGTAATCGGAGTCTGCATGAATCGCAACGACGAAATCGACGACCTGCTCGAAGACTGGTATGACTGGCAGGATTCGTATCGCCCGAAGCTTGGCTACGGGGGCGCCGATCCTGCGTGCCGCGAATACCGGGCCGGTTGGCGCGAGTCCTCAGATCTGGCTGATGCGGCTGACATGCGGGCGCGCAAGGCGGTCTGCGAGGCCGTTGATGCATGCGTGTCGCGCCTAGATCTGCGTGGCCGCGTGGCGATTCAGACGGAAATGCGCAACCGGTTCAGCGGAGCGCGTTCCTGGTCGTCGATTCGGCTGCAATCTCCGCTGCCGGACGAGTATGCGCAGGCGAAGGATCTGCTGCGTCCGATGTTCGAGGCGCGTGATCTGGTCGAGACGGCGCAATGAATCCCACTTGTAAACCCGATAGCAGCAGCCTATAATCCGCGCCGTGGGGGAGTCGTTCGCCCTCAGAAAACCGAATTCAGCACCCGAAAGCCCGCTTGGCATCCGCCAGCGGGCTTTTTGCTTTGGAGCATGCCATGGCGACGATGAGCACGAAGAAGCGCGACAAGCTGCCTGCGAAGGCGTTTGCGGGCCCGGATCGGTCGTATCCGGTCAACGATCGCGCTCACGCGGCGAACGCCAAGGCGCGCGCATCGCAGGCCGTCAACGCCGGCCGCATGTCCCCGAGCGAGAAGTCGAAGATCGACGCCAAGGCCGACAAGGTGCTCGGCGAGTCCCCGAAGCGCGGTGAACGCACCGCGAAGCACAAGGCCAAGAAGTGATTCTTCCGCAAGCCGTGAGTGCGCGAACCGCGGCAGCTGTCGACGTATTGGAAGCCAGTGGTCTCCGCCGGATTCCGGAACTCGTGCTGGCGACGGGCGGCAGCAATCCTATCAACGAACGGAGCATGACATGAGCGATATCAACGCAGCACCGAGCAGCACCGAGCCGGCCGACGCCCCGAACTGGACGCCGGAGCAGTTGGCCGAGATTCAGGCTCGCAACGTCGTACCTATGCAGATCAATCAGATCGCGGAGGCTGGCACGGCCACGGCGGGGGAGCTTGCCGCCGGTGCTCAGGCACCGGCTACTGGCACGTCGACGGACGTTTCTCCTTCCTCTGCCTCGACTGCGATGCTCGCGAGCGGGTCGCAAGCGGCGAACTCCCTCAACCCTGCTGACGCGCCCGCAGTCGGCGGCGGTGTTGACGCCCCGTCGCACCTCCTGATGCTCGACGCCATGCTCGCCGAGATCGAGCGCAAGATCGCGGCCGGCATCCACCTGTTCGCGCATGAGGTCACGGTCGCGCGCGATCACTTGGCGAAGCTGCTGTAACGCCATGCGCACTGAAGCCACGCACGTGATTTGCTGCCCGGCGAGCCCGAACGACGGCAAGCGCGTGCGCGTCGTGGCCGACCCCGGCTACAACGTGCTGGCCGATCGCACGGATGATCCGGATTGGCTTTCGGTCGAAATGGTCGACACCGGCGTTCACGGCTCGATCGAACGCAGGTTCGTGGCGGAGATTGCGTGATGGCCAATCCGACCAAGTTCAAGCCCGAGTTCGTCGAGCTCGCGCGGAACTACTGCCTGCTCGGCGCGACCGATGTCGAGCTCGCGCGCTTCTTCGGCACGACCGATCGCACGATCCGCACGTGGAAGCAGCAGCATCCTGAGTTTGGGGAAGTGCTTGACCAAGCGAAGGAAGTGCCAGACGCAAACGTCGTCGGCGCGCTTTACCGGAACGCGCTCGCCGGCAACGTGACGGCTCAGATTTTCTGGCTGAAGAACCGGCAGCCGGCCAAGTGGCGCGACAAGGTTGACCACGAGCACGCCGGCAAGGACGGGGGTGCCATCCAGTTCCAGCGCGTCGAGCGCCGCATCATCGATCCGAAATCGAAATGACCATCCTCGAAATCCAGACGCCGCGGGTATTTGCTCCGCTGCTCGCTCCTGCGCGTTACAAAGGCGCGCACGGCGGTCGTGGATCGGGCAAATCGCACTTCTTCGGTGAGCTGTGGCTGGAAGAAAACGTCTCGGAAAAGTACGACTTCGTCTGCCTGCGCGAGACGCTGAAGTCGCTCGAGTTCTCGGTGAAGAAGCTGCTCGAAGCGAAGATCGCTGCGTTCAACGCGGGCGACTATTTCGAGGTGCAGGATCGACGCATCATGTCGCGCAACGGTGGCGTCACGATTTTCGAGGGTATGCAGAACCACACGGCCGACTCCATCAAGTCGCTGGAGGGATTCGACCGCGCGTGGTTCGAGGAAGCGCAGAACGCGTCCGAGAAAAGTCTCACGCTGCTGCGCCCGACGATCCGCAAGCCCGGTTCTCAACTCTGGTTCGGGTGGAACCCGAGCAAGCCGACCGATCCGATCGACGTTCTGCTGCGCGGCGCCGAGCCGCCCCCGGATTCGATCGTCGTCGAGGCGAACTTCATGGACAACCCCTGGCTACCGCGCGAACTCCACGAGGAAATGGAGTACGACAAGCGCCGCGACCCGGACAAATACGCGCACGTATGGCTGGGTGGCTATCAGCAGCGCAGCGAGGCGCGCGTGTTCAAGAACTGGCGCGTCGAGGAATTCGAGCGGCCCGAGGGAACGATCTTCCGCCTGGGCGCCGACTGGGGATTCGCGAGCGATCCCTCGGTGCTGATCCGCTGCGACATCGACGGGAACCGTCTGTACGTCGACTACGAGGCGTATCAGGTCGGCTGCGAGATCGTGAACCTGCCCGAGCTGTTCATGGCCGTCCCGGAGGCCGAGAAGTGGCCGATTACGGCCGATTCGGCACGTCCAGAGACGATCAGCCACATGCAGAAGCACGGCTTCCCGAAGATCCGCGCCGCGATCAAGGGCGCGAAATCGCTCGAGGAAGGCGTCGAGTTCCTGAACTCGTTCGACATCGTCGTTCACCCGCGCTGCAAGCACCTGATCGATGAGCTGACGCTCTACAAGTACAAGGAAGACAAGCTGACCGGTGCCGTGCTGCCGATCCTTGAGGACAAGGACAACCACGTGATCGACGCGCTGCGCTATGCCTGCGAAGGTGCGCGCCGAGCAGCGAAGCCCGTGAAGTCGAAACAACCCGTCGTGCGCCGCTCCGTGATGGGCGGTGGCGCTTGGATGAGCTGATGGCCCGCAAACCGAAAGAAGATCCGAGCGCGAAGATCGTCGCCGAGGCGAAGGAGCGCTTCGAGCGGTGCCAGGAGTTCGAGTCCGAGTTTCGCCAGCGCTTTGTCGAGGATCTGCGTTTCTCGAACGGTGACGCGGACAACGGATGGCAATGGCCGGATCAGATCCGCACCACGCGGGAAGGCGATGCACGCCCGTGCCTGACGATCAACAAGGTCCGCCAGCACAACCTGCAAATCATCAACGACGCGAAGCAGAACAAGCCGAGCGTCAAGACGCTGCCAGTCGACGGCGACGCCGACATCGAGATCGCGAAGATCCTAGACGGCATCGTGCGGCACATCGAATACAACTCGCACGCCGAGATCGTGTACGACACCGCGACCGAGTTCGCGGTACAAGGTGGCCTCGGCTATTGGCGAGTCGTCTGCGAGTACGCGCACGACGGCTCGTTCGATCAGGAAATCTTCCTGCGGCGCGTGAAAGACCCGCTCACGATCTTCCTCGACCCGGACATCGAGTCGGCGGACGGCTCGGACGCGAAGTTTGCCTTCGTGTTCGAGGAGATGACGAAGGCCGAGTACGAGGCGCGCTATCCGGGCGAGGAGGCGCAGAGTGTCGTGTTCGGCGACGACACGCAGAGCGACGGCTGGATCAGCAAGAACAAGATCCGCGTGTGCGAGTACTTCCGCAAGACGGCGAAGGTCGACAAGCTTGTGAATCACCCGGTCAATGGCCCGATGCGCCTGTCGGAGATCGAGGACGCCGATGAGCGCGCGGCGATCGAGAAGGATGCGTCGATCCAGAAGCGCGAGATCACCGAACCGCAGATCACGTGGTATCTGATCGCGGGCGACAAGATCATCGATGAGAAGCCGTGGGCGGGGCGCTACATTCCGATCGTGCGCGTGGTGGGCGAGGAAATCGTCATCAACGGAAAGGTCGAGCGCAAGGGCCATACGCGGAACCTGAAAGACGCGCAGCGCATGTACAACTACATGTCGTCGGCGAACGTCGAGTACATCGCGCTGCAGACGAAGACGCCGTTCGTCGGGCCGGCCGAAGCATTCGAGGGCTATGAATCCGAATGGGCGAACGCGAACAAGGACAATCTGCCGTACCTGCCGTACAACTCGTTCGACGAAGCTGGAAATAAGATCGACCGCCCGCAGCGCGAACAGCCGCCCGTCGGCGCGAATGCGTATCTGACCGGCATGCAGAACGCGCAGCAGGAACTGATGATGGCATCGGGCCAGTATCAGGAGCAGTTCGGGCAGCCGTCGAACGCGCAGGCCGGTGTAGCAATCCAGGCGCGGCAGCGGCAGGGCGATCGCGCGACGTACCACTTCATCGACAACGTGGCGCGCGCGATTCGCTATACGGGCCGTGTGCTGATCGACCTGATTCCGAAGATCTACGACACGAAACGCGTGGTGCGTATCGTCGGCGAAGATGGCACCGAGACATTCGCGCAGGTCGATCCGGATCAGCAACAGCCACTGCAACAGGCTCCGCATCCGACGATCGCCGACGAAGTGCAGATGATCTTCAATCCGGGCATCGGGCGCTACGACGTCACGGTTGAGGTCGGTCCGAATTACGAGACGCGCCGGCAGGAAGCGTTCAATGCGCTCACGCAGATCATGGGGCAGGATCAGGAACTGATGAAGGTGGCGGGCGACCTGCTGTTCAAGGCGGCCGACTTCCCGATGGCCGATGAGGTCGCGGAACGCCTGCACCGCACGATTCCGCCGCAGATCCTCGGCGAAGGCCCGAGTCCGCAAGAGCAGGACATGCAGCAGAAGATGACGCAGATGGGCCAGATGATCGAGCACCTGACCGCCGAACTTCAAAACGCGCGGCAGGGGAAGGATGCGCAGGAAACGAACATCAAGGCATACGACGCGGAAACGAAGCGCCTCGCAGCCTTGGGTCAACCGCTCGACCCGCAGATCGTTGCGCACGTCGCGACCCAGGTCGTGATGCAGATGATGGGAACCGGCGCGCCGGAAGGCGCACCACCTCCGACGCCCGACCCGATGCAACAGCCACCCCAGAACCCGCCAAGTGCGGGTTTTTCTTTGCCCGCACCTCAAGGACAGTGACATGAGCTATCCCGGCATCCTCCAGGACCTCGGGTCCACGACCCCGATCCAAGGCATCTATCGCATCACGCAGACGCTCACGCCGGCGCAGGTCGCCGCGAACACCAGCGCCGAACAGACGTTCACGGTACCGGGCTTGCAAGTCGGCGACTCGATTGACGTCAACAAGCCGTCGCATCAGGTCGGTTTGTCGATCGGCAACGTGCGCGTTTCCGCGGCGAACACGCTTGCGATCCAGTACGTGAACACGACCGCCAGCCCGATCACGCCGACGGCCGAGCAATACATCATCGGCGGCCAGCGCTAACGCCTGACCCCTCCAGTTTCCCCGAAGGCCCGCATCCGAAAGGAGCGGGCCTTTTTGCTTTCCGTACCGGCGCGGCATCACCGGGCTCAAATCCTTGGATACGTCCATGCAAACCGAAGACAACGCAGTACCGACGGAAATCACCGTACCGCCGACGACGGAAACCCCGGAACCGGCGCACGAGCCCGCTGAAACGAGCACGGAATCGGGCACCGAGCAACCCGCAGCAGCAGTCGAGCCGCAGCCGCAGGAAAAGCCCAAGAGCGATTGGGTGCAACGGCGCATCGATCAGCTCACGCGGGAGAAGCACGAGGAAAAGCGGCAGCGCGAAGCCCTCGAGGCGCGCCTGCGTGAACTCCAGCCGGATACCGCGACACCCAACGCGCAGCCGATGACCGCGGACCAGATCCGCGCAGAGGCGAAGCGTCTCATCGAGCAGGAAAAGTTCGATGCGGCCTGCAACAAGGTGTTCGACGCCGGCAAGACCGAGTTTCCGGACTGGGACGCATCGCTGCGCACCTTCCAGATGCTCGGCGGTGCATCGCCGGAGTTCCTGGAGGCCGTCACGGCGATGGATGCCGGCCACAAGGTTCTTCATCACCTCGGCCAGCACCCCGAAGAAGCCGAGCGCCTGCTATCCCTTCCTCCGCTCCGTATGGCGCTTGAACTGGCCCGTCTCGAAACGACGGTCGGTCAGGCGAAACCCGCTCCCGTATCGAAGGCGCCCGCGCCGATCTCGCCTGTTGGCGGCAAATCCGCTCCGGTTGAACCGGAGGAATTTGCCACGACGGCGGATTACGTCGCATGGCGCAAACGTAACCGCTCATGAGGCGATAAATGGCAAACACTCTTCTCACTCCCGTCAAGATCCTCGACGAATCGCTGATGATTCTCGAGAACATGCTGACCTTCACGGCCCGCTCGAACCGCGACTACTCGGACGAGTTCGCAGTCAGCGGCGCGAAGATCGGCGCGACCGTCAACGCTCGCAAGCCGAACCGCTTCGTCGGTACGACCGGCCCGGCGTTGAACATCGAGAACGTGAACGAAACGTCGGTGCCGATCACGCTGACGACGCAGTTCCACGTCGACTTCACGTTCAGCTCGCAAGAACTGACCCTCATCGTCGACGAGTTCGCAGACCGCTACATCAAGCCGGCCATGGCGACGATCGCCAACAAGATCGATTTCGACGGCCTCGGCCTCGCGACGACGGTTGCGAACAACGTCGGAACGGTCGGCACCACGCCGAATGACATCAAGGTGCTGCTCGATGCCGGCGTGAAGCTCGACAACGAGGCCGCGCCGCGCGACGGGCGCCGTACGGTCGTGTGGGACCCGGCCACGAACGGGTCGATGGTGAAGTCGGCCGCCGGCCTGTTCAATCCGTCGAACAAGATCGGCGAGCAATACGACAGCGGCATCTTCTCGCCGTCGGGTCTGGGCTTCGACATCGGCATGGACCAGAACGTGAACACGTTCACGACCGGCACGCGCACGAACGGCACCGTCTCGGGCGCGGGCCAAACCGGCTCGACGCTGCTCGTCACGGGTCTCGGTGCCGCAGCGACGGTCAAGAAGGGCGACACGTTCACGATCGCGGGCGTGTTCGGCGTGAACCCGCAGAACCGCCAGTCCACCGGCGTGCTGCGTCAGTTCACCGTGCTGGCCGATGCCACGGCCGACGGCTCCGGCAATGCGACGCTGTCGATCTTCCCGGCCATCAATACGGCCGCGTCGAACCAGCAATACCAGACGGTCACCGCCGGCCCGGCGAACGCTGCTGCAGTCACGTGGGACATCGCGGCGTCGACGCAGTACACGGCGAGCCTCGCATATCACCGCGACGCGTTCACGCTGGCAACCGCCGACCTGGAAGACGTCAGCAAGTACGGTGCTTGGGGCGCGCGCCGCGTGCACAAGGGCATCTCGATGCGGATCGCTCGTCAGTACGCGATCGGCACCGATACCGTCCCGTGCCGGATCGACGTGCTGTACGGCTGGGCGCCGGTGTACAACGAGCTGGCCTGCCGGATCGTCCGCTGATGGGCGTCCTGCTTCAGCAATCGACCCCCGCTTCGGCGGGGGTTTTTGTTTCCGGAGGCGACGTGTTCCAAGAATTCCCGATGTGGGTAACTGGCCCGAATGGCGCGCAGCAGATCGTCGAGTCGCAAGCTGCATTCGAGTCGCTCGGCGATGGCTGGAAGAAGCCCGCGCGCGTCGAGCTCGTGCCGCGCGAGCAAGCGCCGGATTTCGTCGAGTATCCGAAGTGGGTGGGCGACGTTCTCGTGCACAGCGCCGAGGAAGAGGCCGCGCTCCCGACGACCGCGGGAAGCAACGCCGATGTTGCGGCCGACGACGAGCGCGCAGCGCTGATCCAGATCGCCAAAGAGAAGGCCGTGCGGATCGACAGGCGCTGGTCGAGCGACAAGATCCGCGCGGCGCTGGAGGCAGCGTGACAACCGCCGTCGACCTGATCACCCTCGCGCTAAAGGACATCGGCGCGCTGGGTATCGGGCAGTCGATCGCGCCCGACGATACCGAGGACGCGCTGAACACGCTGAACATGATGCTCGGCCAGTGGCAGGGCGAGCGCCTGAGCGTCTATCACCTCGTCGACACGGCGCTGCAATCGACCGGCGCGCAGTCGTACACGGTCGGACCCGGCGGCAACTTCAACACGCCGTCGTGGCCGTACCAGATCAACGCGGCATATGCACGCCTGAACCCTGGCACCGCGACGCCGATCGATTACCCAGTGACGATCATCCCGGCGCGCGAGGATTACGCGCGTATCGCGCTCAAGGCGCTGCAGTCGTTCCCGAACTATGCGTTCTACGACTCGGCGTGGCCGCTCGGCACGCTGTTCATGTATCCGGTACCGAACGCGAGTTTTGAGTTGCACATCGTGACGCTCGAGGAACTTCCGCAGTTCGTGACGCCGGCCGACGTGATCAACCTGCCGCCGCAGTATATGGCCGCGATCCGCTACAACCTCGCGTGCTATCTGGCGCCGTCATATCAGTTGGACCCCCAGGCGGCGCTGGTGCGCCTCGCGATGAACGCGAAGCGCGTCGTCAAGCGCATGAACGTGCAGATCAAGGCAATGAGCATGCCGCGCGGGCTGGCGACGAAGCAGCGCTACAACATCTATTCGGATCGGCCTTACTGATGCGCGTCCCTCTGACTGTCGGCGCATACGCCGCGAAAAGCCTGATCGCGGAGGCGCAGCGCTGCGTAAACCTGTACGGCGAGCAGAACCCGCAGGACGCACCGGTGCCGTTCACGTACTACCCGACGCCGGGCTTGACGCTTGTTTCGAATCCTCCGCTCGCCGGAGAATCGCGATGTATCTACACCGCATCGAACGGCGCGCGCTACGAGGTGGTTCACGACATCGTCTATTCGGTCGATACGCTCAACAATTACAGTTCGTTGGGATCGGTTACGACAGAGAGTGGCCCTGTTTCGATGGTCGACAACGGGACGTCTATTTTCATTGTCGATGGCAGTACGGCTGGATTCATCGTGGATCTCGCGAACCGCACCATGACACGCTGTACTGATCCGGCGTTCTACGGTGCCGACAAGGTCGATTTCGTCGACGGCTATTTCGTGTTCAACAAGCCGAACAGCACGCAGTTTTATATCTCGAAGTACAACGACGTCACATTCGATCCGCTGGATATCGCCTCGAAATCGACCTATTCGGACGACCTTGTCACGCTGGCAGTGATGCATCGCGAGATCTGGCTGTTCGGCGAATTGACAACGGAGGTTTGGTTCAACACGGGCTCGTCTGATTTCACGTTTGGCCGGATGCCGGGCGTCTTCATCGAGCACGGCTGCGCTGCGAAGCATTCGGTCGCAAAGATCGATCTTGCGCTGTTTTGGCTCGGGCATGATCTCCAGGGGCAGGGCGTCGTTTTCGCGGGGCGCAATTACCAGGCCGAACGTATCTCGACGCACGCTCTTGAGCAAGCTATCAGTGCGTATTCCCGCATTAACGACGCGATCGGCTTTTCGTACATGCAAGGCGGCCATGCCTTCTATGTTCTGACATTCCCGAGCGCGAATGCGACGTGGTGCTTCGATACGGCGACCGGGCAGTGGCACCAGCGCGCGTATCTCGAGGCCGACGGCTCGCTCAGCCGGCATCGCATGAACTGCCATTCGTTCAACGCCGGCCGCAATCTCGTCGGCGATTGGCAGACGGGCGCAGTCTATGCCCTCGACCCGAACATCTACACCGACAACGGGGCGCTGATCCAGCGCATCCGATCCTTCCCGCACATTCTGGGAGCCGACGGAAACCGCGTGATGTTCCGCCAGTTCATTGCAGATATGGAAGTGGGCGCAGGGATGCCGGACGATGCCACAGATCCGCTCGTGAGTCTGCGCTGGAGCGATGACCGCGGCGCAACGTGGGGGAATCCGGTGACGGCCACGATGGGGCGCCGCGGCGAATTCCGCACATCAATCCAGTTTCAGCGTCTCGGCTACGCACGTGACCGCGTGTTCGAGTTGTCATGGTCCGAGCCGATCAAAACCGCGCTGAACGGTGCCTGGGTCGACGTGTCGAGGGCACGCACGTGAACACGCAGGCAAATTTCCCCTCCGGGAATCCGCTCGATGCATCCGGAAATCTGACTCCACATTGGCGCCTGTTCTTCATGGCGCTGTTCAGTCGGACAGGATCGGAATCGGGAAACGATACGTCTGCGATGCAAAAGGCCATCGCAGACCTGCAAACGGAAACGTCGGCCGGCGAGCCGTCGCCTGACCTTTCGAAGATTTACGCACTGATCGATGCAGCGGAGGCAGCAGCTGCGCAGGCAATGGCTGCTGCGGTGCGCGCGCCTGACGAGCGCGGCGAAAGCGGCGATGCGTCGGCGGCCGGCGATCTGCTCAACCGTATCCGAGAACTTGAGCAGCGCATTGACGGTGCGTCTAGCGCATCGGCATTCGCGACGCAGGATTTCGATGCGCAGCTTGGCGCAGGCGTGTCAATTCCAACCGACACAGCGCACCTGACAAACGGCGCAGGTTTCGTGACGACGGAAGCGGGTCGCCTTCTGGCAATTCGTTCGCTTTCGAACGGCACATATACCCCGACTGCGGGCGCAAACACGGTGCTCGTGCGAATGCAGGGTCCCGGCGGCGCTGGCGGCGGTACGGCTGCGACCGGAGCGGGACAGTCGGCTGCAGCTGGCGGCGGCGGTGCAGGCGCGTATGTCGAAGCGCTCTTCGCAGCTTCTGCCCTGAACGGCTTGACTGTCAGCCTCGGAACAGCGGGCGCGGGCGTGAGTGCCGCCGCAGGTGGCGCCGGTACAGCAGCAACGTTCGGCAGCGCGATCAGCGCGCCAGGCGGAACCGGTGGCAACGCCGGATCTGCACTGAGCGCACCCGGCTTCACGGCCGGTAGCGGCACGACTGCAGCGGCAACCGTAACTGGCGGCACAACGCTCCTGTCGATCCCCGGCATCGGGGGCAACGCGGGCCTCGTATTCGCGGCTGGTTCGCTCTCGGAAAGCGGCCCGGGGGGCAATTCGCCTATCGGTGCCGGCGGTCAGCCGCGGCTTGGAACCGGCGCGAACGTCGGTGCCGGCTTCGGCTTCGGCGGTGGCGGCGCAAACGCACAAGCCAGCCAGGCGGCGCAAACGGGTGCTTCGGGTGGCAACGGCTGGTGCGAAGTGTGGGAATTCTCCTGATAGACAAGAGGCATCCATGATCACGTGGAAACAGCTTTTCCAAGCCGTGCTGACGGGCTCTCCCGTTTCTGAATACACGGCGCCCGCGGGCACGACGACCGCCATTCATCAGGCGACGGCGTGGAATCCGACCGGTGCCGTCGTCGCGCTGAAGATTTACATCGCTCCCGCGGCAGGCTCGGCGGCCGACGCGACGACCGTGTGGTCGACGAATGTTCCGGCTGGGTCACCCGTCCAGATCCCGCAGATCATCGGCCACAAGCTTCAGGCCGGCCAGCAGATCTTTGCGAGCGGCAACGGCGTGACGCTGACCGTATCCGGCGCGGAGAACGTGCAGCAATGACCGATTCTGAATTAATTGGGCGCACGTTCAATTCTGTGCGCGCCGGGAAATATGGGATCTCACTGGAAGAGTTCCGCCAATATCTGGTGGATTGGGAGTTGCATAGGCTAGTTGAGGGTGGAAGCGTCGTGGGCGTCGTGATGCAAAAGGGAGCCGAAGTGCATATAGCGTTCTTCGCGCCCCGCGTTGCTAGTATTCGACGCCATTTGCGTGCTCATCTTGGGCGCGTGATTTCTGAGTTTGGGGCTGCTGAAACCTATGTCGAGCACGGAAACCAGAAGAGCATGAGATTCTGCATTCGGCTCGGGTTTTATCCGATCGGCACATGCGGCCGCGCAACTCGGCTTCGGTGCCAGAAATTTAAGTATGGGGGCGCATAATGAGCGTCATCGGTAGTCTGGTGAGTGGTGTTGGATCGCTTGTTGGCGGCCTTGTTGGAGCGGATGCCAGCAGGAGTGCCGCGAATACTCAGGCCGACTCAGCCCGGTATGCGGCGGATCTGCAGGAAAAGCAATGGGAGCAGACGCAGAAAAATCTCAAGCCTTTCATGGATTTGGGAACGTCTGCGATCAATCCGCTGCTGCAGGCGATGGGATACAACTTTTCGAAGAACAGTGACGGGACATACACGTTCAACGGAATCGATCCGAGCAACATTCTCCAGCAGCGATTTTCGGCTCCTACGGCCGATGAAGCGGCCGCCACGCCAGGCTATCAGTTCACGCTTGATCAGGGGCTCAAGTCGGTGCAGAACAGCGCGGCCGCGCGCGGTCTCGGAACGTCGGGCGCAGCGCTGAAAGGAGCATCGACGTATGCGACTGGACTTGCGAACTCGACATACAACGACGTCTTCAATCGCGCGCTCAACACATTCCAGACGAACTACAGTTCAGTCGCGAACAACGTGAACCGGTTGAGTGGACTCGTTGGAAGCGGGCAAAACGCCGCTGGCACAAATGGGTCGCTGGGCGCAGCTGCGGTTGGCAATATCGGAAATACCTTGATGAGCGGCGCGAACGCGCAAGCGTCGGGAATCGTCGGAGGCGCAAATGCGCTCACGAACGCATTGAATGGAATTGGTAACTCCGCGATGACGTATGGCTTGCTGAATAACAACGCGACCGCAAACTCAGCCGCAGCGAATCCGACGTATGGCACGAGCGCTTCCGGCAACCCCATCTACTTTCAGGTGTGACGATGCCGCTCGATACCTCGATCCCGCTCCAAGTCAAGACGCCCGAGTTCAACCCTCTTCAGCAGGCGTTGCAGGTCGCGCAATTCCGGTATATGAACGCGAATGGCCAAGCTCTGCAGCAGCAACTTGATGCGAACCGGGCCGTGTCCGCTGCATATCAGCAAGCCACTGATCCAAACACGGGAAAGGTCGACAACAACAAACTGATGGGGATCATCAGCCAAGACCCACGCGCAGCCTACAACATGAGTCAGATCGCGCAGGGCATCAATACGCAGCAAAAGCAGCAAATCGATATCGATACATCGAAGCTGGATCAGGCCATCAAGGCGCAATCCGGGCTACGACAAGGACTCGGCAGTCTGCTGACTAAGCCGGATCTGTCACCGCAGGACGTCATGCAATTCGCGACGACGCAATTGCAAGCTGGATCGATTACGCCCCAGGTATTCCAAGCCGAAATGCAGTCGATGCCATCGGACCCGCAGGCTTTGCGCGGCTGGCTGCAGCAGCACTACATGTCGGCTTTGAGTGGCGAGACTCAACTGAACGCGATGATGCCGAAGTACGCTCAGGTCAACACGGGTCCGGCGACTGTCGCGGTGAACCAGAACCCACTCGCGGCAGGCGGCGGCGTCGGCACGGTCGGCTATACGGTGCAAAACGGCCTCTCGCCCAGCGAGGCGCTCGCGCCTGGACTCACGCTCAATCAGAACGGTCAACCGACGACGTACACGAAAGGCCAAATGGCTGGCGGACAGGTTCCACAGCAGCCGGGCGGCGGCTATGCGACAGGTGCGCCGATGGGTGCGCAAGGAATCGCAGATGACGCTGCGAAACGATATGGAGCGCTCCAACAAGCGGCAAGTCAGGCAAAACCCATGATGCAAACGTACGATCTCGCAGCTGACAATTTGAGGCAGACGATTGCAGGGAGGGGGGCAAGTGCCGCCTTGAATGTACCGGCACTTCTGAACACATTCGGCATTCAAGCCGGGGCAGACAAGGTCAAAAACAATCAACTGCTCGTGAATTATCTGAACAGCGCAGCAGATCAGGCTGCATCGTCGCTTGGGCTTTCCGGCAGTGATGCGCGACTCGCTGCGGCGAAAGCTGGTCAGCCTGACCCGAATAACATGAATGCCCCGGCACTCCTTGAATCTATTCAGCACGTAAAAGGTCTGCAACAAGCGCTGCTCGATCGCCAGCAGGCGACGACGAACTTCCTCGCGCAGAACGGCAACAACACAAGCCAGCTGCCGCAGTTCGAGGCGAAGTGGAACCAGTCCTTCAATCCGGACGTTTCCTACATCCGCTCGCTCGGTGATCCGGCTGCTCAACAGGCGGCCATGCAGAAGCTGAAGGCGGATGGCAAGTTGCAGTCGTGGATGAAGGACTATCAGGCCATGAAGGCGCTCGGGGCATTCTGATGGCAGACGTTCAGGGGTTCATCCAGCAATTCGGGCCGGTGGCCGCGGCCGTCAGCCCGCGCATCGGCGTCGCGCCTGACGTGCTGCTCGGACAATGGGGACTTGAGACGGGGTGGGGGAAGTCGATCATTCCTGGCACGAACAACCTTGGCAACATCAAGGGCCCGGGCGTCGCCGCAAAGGACAATCAGACGGGGGCCGTAGACCAGTACCGCGCGTATCCTTCGCCGCTCGACTTTGGCAACGACTTCGTCAACCTGATCGCGAATCGGTATCAGAATGCGGTCGGGAAGGGTGCGGATGCGACGGCCTACGCTGGCGCGCTGAAGGCTGGCGGCTATGCCGAAGACCCGAAGTATGTCGGCAAGCTCTCGAGCGCGGTGGACATGGTGCGCAAGTTCGGCGACACGATTGCCTCGGCGCTGTCTGGCACGGCCAATGCGAGCGAGTTGACGCCGGCGCAGATGGGCGGTGCGCCGGTGATCTCGGCGACGGGGCAGCGCCTGAATGGGCCGCAGATGACGGGCGCTCCGGCACCGGCAGCCGCGGCGCCAACGGCATCGACTGGCGACCCGCTGCTCGACATGGCCCACGGCATCATGGGTGGCACGCCGAAGCCCGCGATCCAAGCTTCGGCCGCGGATGATGTGCCGACCAGCCAGCCCGCGCAACAGTCTGGGCAGCAATCCGACGACCCGTTGATGGCGATGGCCGCCGGCGTGATGGCCGAAAAGGGCGGCGCTGCGAATGCCCCCAAAAAATCGTTAGCGACGAATGGCTCGCCGCAGACCGCGCTTCAGGCCACCATTACTGGTCAGCCTTGGCAAACGCCGGGGTCGGTTACGATGGGGATCGGCGATGCTATCAAAGGCGGTGTTCAATCGCTCGTGCATGGTGGCGCATGGCTTGCGAACAAGGTTGCCCCCGATTCGCAGTTCGCGAAGGATATCAATGCTGCGGTACCGCAGATCGACCAGACCATTCAGGCTCAGAACGCGCAGTACGTCACCGATCGCGCGGCGCAGCAGCCTCAGACGCTTAAGGGGATTGTGACGGGGCAGCGCCAAGCGCCCGGCGTCGACTGGGGGCGAATGGCTGGAAACGTGATTGGAGCCGCTCCTCTAGCAGCGACGTTACCTACCGGTTCGGGCGTCCTCGGCACCATCGGAGCCGGAATGCTGTCGGGCGCCGCAAACAGTCTGCTTGAGCCCGTCACGACGCCCGGTAATTTCCTGCAGCAGAAGCTTGGGCAGGCAGCTGCCGGCGCGGCCGTTGGCGGCGTCGCGAATCCTTTGGTGAGGGCGGTAGGTGCGGCCGTTTCGCCAACTGTCGGTGCAGCCCAGCAGCGGATGCTTGATTCGGGCGTGACGATGACGCCCGGTCAAATTCTCGGGGGCGGTTTTGCGCGAACGGAAGCGAAGCTTTCAAGCGTCCCGTTTCTTGGGGACATGATCAAGAACGCTCAGCAACGCACGCTTCAGGATTTCAATCGGGCAACCTATAACGAGGTGCTCGCGCCGATTGGCGCCACTTACGAAGGCCCCGCAGGTCAAGAGGCGATCGGGGCGGTTCGCAATGCGATTCGCGACGCCTACGATGATTCGCTCGGGCGCATGTCGTTTCAGGCTGCCGATCCCGGCTTCCAGGCGGACATTCTTCGTCTGACCGATATGGCTCAGCAACTTCCCGCTGCGCAACGACAGACGTTCATGAATACGCTGCGCACTCAGATATTCGGGAAGGTCGGTCCTCAAGGAAACATGGACGGCCAAACCCTGAAAGGAGTGCAGGAAGAGCTCGGCGATCTCGCGCGAGGCTATTCGGGAGATCCGTCTTTCGACAATCGCCAATTGGGGGCCGCTATCGGAGAAATTCGATCGGCCGTCGAGAATTCGCTCGCCCGGACAAATCCCGCGGATGCGGTAGAGGGGCTCGCGAATGCGAACGCCGCATATGCGCGATTTGCGCGTATGCGTGCCGCTGCGGCATCTCAAGGTGCCATGAACAATGAAGGCATTTTCACGGCCGCCCAACTGCAGAACGCAGTCAAAGCCGGTGATAGATCGGCCGGAAAGGGCGCAACTGCGACTGGGAATGCGCTGATGCAGGACTTTTCGACCGCGGCTCAGTCCGTGCTTGGGTCGAAATATCCGGATTCAGGAACTGCCGGTCGCGGCTTGATGGCGCTGCTCGCGCCCGGGTCGATCGGCGCAGGACTAGCTACGGCGCCGCTATCGACCCTTGGGACGCTCGGCGGCATCGGCCTCGGGGCGCTTCCCTATACGGGAACTGGGCAGCGCCTTGCGCAGGCTCTCTTGACGGCTCGCCCCGGGTTCGCGGTCCCAGTACGGAATGGGCTTTCCCAGTTCGTCGCTCCACTCGCCGCGCCGACGGGCAATGCGCTCATCAATGCGATCGCACCAAGCAAATAGATGTTTTTTGATGACCGGGAAGATTGCCCCAATCACGCCATATGATGCAGCAACGACGATAGCTCGAACAGTTTGGTCGTCCACTTGATTCCCCGAACCCCGCCCAGTGCGGGGTTTTTCAATTATAGGCTACCCGCTGTGGTGGCCTTTTTGCTTTGAGGTAGCAATGGCCTCCATCCTTCCGAACGGGAAAACACAATTCATTGATCAGAACGGGAAGCCGCTGGCCTATGGGACGGTCACGTTCTATGCACCAGGCACCACGACGAAGAAGGACACGTGGCAAGACCAGGCCATGACACAGCCGAACACGAATCCGGTTTCTCTGGATTCGCGCGGCCAGGCGACCATCTGGGGAACGGGCTCCTATCGCCAGGTTGTCACCGATCAATTCGGGGCCGTCATCTGGGATCAAGTCGTCTCCGAGATCACTGGCGTTCTCGGTGGGCCGAATGGCTCCAGTTCAGTTGGATTCATCCAGATTGGATCTGGCGCCGTGCAACGTACTGCGCAGGACAAGATGCGCGAGCCGGTCAGCGTGAAGGATTTCGGGGGAATCGGGGATGGCCTTGCAGATGAATCTGCGGCGTTCAATCTCGCTGCTTCGGCAGTTGGCGTGAACGGTCAAGTCGTCGTGCCCGAAGGCACTTGGAAGTTGCAAACGGCGCCGACCACCGCTGTCACGTGGCTGATCGATGCACAAGCGACTCTGACCGGCGCTGCCACCTTGTCGGGCCGCATCATGAAGTTCGGCAACGGTGGCGCCTCTTCGAAAGGCACGAAGATTGGCGCAGTGGCAACGTGGCTGGAACAGCTTCGACCCTTCACGGAGTCGATCGCCGAGATTGCGGTGCTGTCGACTATTGGCCAGATCGGCATCGTCGGCGCTTCCCGCACTTCCGACTTCGGGGTGGCGGGTTCGCAAGGCTGTATCGGCATCAGCGGTTACGCGAACAACAACAATACGACCGCAATTCAGACGGGATACGGCGGATATATCGAGGCACGTCGGCAGATCGGTGCAGGCATCACGCAAGGTCTCGAGATTGATATCGTCAATATGGGCGATACGGGCATCGTCTACCCGGGGAATGTCTATCCGGGAAACAACATGACGAGCGCCCTTTGGCTCGCGAGCGGTGGCGAAGTAGTCGGCGCACAGGGTGCATCGCTGGCCATCGGGATCATCGCCAACGGGAACAACTTCGACAAGGGCATCGTCATCCAGACCGGGGCTGTCCAGGTCAATTCTGGCGAGGCAGTGGCGGTTGCGCTCGGTTTCCAGAACGGCATCGTCTGGTACGACGGCAGTACCAACAAGGTCGCTCGGATTCGTAACGATGCGACGGCGGCCTCTTTCGGAATCGTCTTTTCGAACAGCACGCTCAACCTGCAGACAATGGCAGGTGCGAACGTGTTCACCATCGGAACGAACGGTGTCCTCAATATCGCGATCCCGGGCGGAGGCTATTACTTCGGCGGCACTCAGGTGGTTGCGGCTCGCCAAGGCGGATGGGGTACGTCTTCGGGCGGCAGCAAAGCGGCGTTCAACGCCGCAACTGCATCGCCAGCTCAAACTGCGGCAGCCGTCGCACAGCTCATCAACGACCTTTTCCTTCATGGACTCATCGGGGCATAACATGCAAAACGTCACCCTTACATTCACACCGGCTCAACTGAACGTCATCAATAAGGCTCTGATGCTCGCCCCGTACGGCGAGGCGGCTCCGGTAGTGAGCGATATCAATGCGCAGATCCAGGCGCAATTCGACAAGCGGCATGACGATGCGGAGCGCGTTACCGATGCAGCGCCGGCTGGAGAAAAGAATGGCTGAACCCACAACCAGCGTCCTCGCAGCGGCTGGTGCGCTACTGGCGAAAGTCATTCCGGGCGCTGTCGGCTCGCTGATCGCGCTGCGCTTCATCGGTGATGGACTGAGCGGCCGCCAGAAAGCCGTCTCGTTCGTCTCAGGCGCAGCCGTGTCGTACTTCATCGGTCCACTGATCGTCACGTGGTTCGGCATAAGTGACGGCGGCGCACAGCAGGCTGTCGGCTTCCTGATCGGCCTTTTCGGTCTGGCGATCACGAAAGAACTGTTCAAAGAAATCAACAATGCGGACTTCATCGGGGCCCTTAAACGTCGCTTCCTCGGGGGGCAATGACATGGTCTCGATCTTCGTATTGGCAAACCTCATCGTGCTTCTGTTCTGCATCTGGATCACCGTCACCGACGGAATTTCCACCGGCTGGTGGGGCACGCTCGGCTTCTCGGTCATCGGTGTGGCCGCAATGGGGAACGTCCTAAAGTCGGTGCGTATGGTCACCGCGATCGATATGCCGGAAACCGTGATGATGGTCGGCGTCGCCATCGTCTGCCTATGGGTCATGGGGCGCCGGGCTTACTGGTGGAAGAAGGAGCACAAGCATGGGTGATTTCGATCGCTCGGTTCTGATGGCCGAGCTCACGCGCGACGAAGGGCGACGCCTGAAACCGTACGTCGACACGGTCGGTAAGACGACTATCGGCGTCGGCCGCAATCTGACGGACGTTGGTATCAGTGACGCCGAGTGCGACGCGATGCTATCTAACGACATCGACCGAACGGTCTCATGGCTCGATCGCAACCTGCCGTGGTGGCGGCAGCTCGACCCGGTGCGCCAGCGCGTCGTCATCAACATGGCGTTCAACATGCAGGGCGGCTTGCTGACGTTCACGAACACGCTCGCGGCGATGAAGCGCGGCGACTATGAGGCGGCGGCTGACGGCATGATCGCGTCGAAGTGGGCCGGGCAGGTCGGCGCTCGAGCGACTCGGCTCGCGGCCATGATGCGGAGCGGGGCATGACGATCCTCGACCCACGCCTCTGGCTGGCCTTCATTGCCGCGCTCGCTATCACCGCCGGCGCCTGCTACTTCAAGGGGCACGCCGACGGCGTGCGTACGGTGACCGTCGCTGCGCAGAAAGCGCAGCTCGCCGCGGTGGATGCGGCCCGTGCCGAAGAACAACGCCGCACCGCGGCCCAATCGGAGATCGCAAAAGATGCGAACAAACAACGCACGGCCGCGCTCGCAGATGCTTTTGCTGCTCGTGCTGCCGCTGGCAGCCTGCAGCAGCGCGTCGACCAGCTCGTTGCAGCCGCCCGCCATCCCGCCGCTTCCGCCGGAAGCCCGGCAACCAGCGACGCCCTCGATCTGCTTGCCGACGTGCTCGGCCGCGCTGACGAGCGCGCGGGCGAAGTGGCAGAGTATGCTGACCGCGCCCGCATCGCCGGCCAGCAGTGCGAGCGCGACTACGACGCGCTGACGGTATCCGTACGCTGACCTGATTGCCCGCTTCCGTCGGCGCATACTCAGTCCTCGGCGTGCCTGGCTTCGTCCTGCAGAATCAGTCGTAACTTGTGGAGCGCCACGAGGTGGCCGCCGACGTCTTCCGACCAGACTTTCTGAACCGTTTGGCGCAGGTCCTCCGCATCTCGGAACTGGTAGCGGCATCGGGCGATTTCGAGGATCAGGCGCCGCACCTCATGGCCGTCCGGGTAACGACGCCACATCTCGCGCAGCTCGCAATTGGTCGGCGACTGGAAGGGCGGGAGGGGCTGGCGAAGCAT